AAGCTGCCAGCGCTTCACTAAAAAAACTTGGCGGCGATGTAACTATCAGACAGGTAACAGCAGGGGCATACAATACCACTACTGGTGCTATCACAGAGTCTACATCTGATACAACCATCAAAGGTGCATTAAGTAATGTTTCAAAAAATCAGGTTAACGATCTGATTGAATCACAAGATAAGTTGCTGACTATATCTGCAGGTGATCTTACATTTGCACCAACAACCAAGGACAGAGTGGTAATAAGTAGCGTAGAATTTAAAATAATTCAAGTTATTGTGAATGAGCAGAATAATATACCAGTTAGTTTTGATCTAATCTTAAGGTAATATGCCCAGACAAATTTCTATCTTGCAAATCCCAAAGGTAATGGAGGAATCTGTAGAAATCTTGGTACAGGCAACTACTTTAGAGTGGACGGCCAGAGTAAAAAAAGCAACACCAGTATTCAAGCCTAGAGCTAATGAAAAAGGAGTTGGAGGTTCTCTTAGAAATGCTTGGCAAACACAAATAAAAAAGTTTAGCGGTACTGTATCAAACAACTTGCCTTATGCAGAGCCAGTTTGTTTCGGAGAAAATTTACCACCATCTTGGGGCGATGTTTATAGGACAAGACAGAATACACAGGCTGGCTATCCAGAACTTATTGCTAAAGAATTACAAACTTGGGCTGAAGGGGAATACAACAAGATCAAAGGTAATATTTGATGGCTGCTACAGATTTAAACACAGTTAGATCAACAATAGAGGCTAGATTAGCAACAGAACTAGCCAGCAGCCCCGCAATTCCTGTTGTTTTTAATAATATGACGTTTGACTCTACTGCTGAAGATACCTTTGTACAGTGCATTACAAGCTTTGGTACCAACACTTATCTTACTCAAGGTGGCGCTAGTAATTCAGATAATTTGATAAGTGGCTTAGTTTTACTGAATGTTTTTACAGAAGAAGGTCTTGGCGCAGGGTCGAATCTTACAATTTGCAAAAGACTTAGGGACTTATACAATAGAATTACAGTATCAAGTGTTATTTTTGATGCACCGATTGGACCTGAAATACTTTCCTCAAGTCCAGAAGGTAAGTTTCAAACTCAAATCAGAATAACATTTTCAATTTACGAGGATCTTTAAACATGGCAAAACTTGTTATTACAGAGGAAATGCTAGACGCTATCGAAGCCGTCAAAGGTGTAAGAGATGGACAAATGTGGGATCCAAATTGTAAAAGATATATGGAGAGTCAACAAAATTCTAAAAAAGATGTAAAAAACTCTGAAAAGAGTTAATATATTTGTAAATCTTTCTTTTTTTTGTCATGGCAGCTATTAAAGGCGACAGTGGTAAGGTTATGTTCCATAACGCGGCTGGTACTGAAGCCGATATATCAGGAACTAGATCTTGGTCATTATCAGTTTCAAAAGATACTTTAGAAACTACAGTGCAAGGTAATACTTCAAAGACTTTTATTGGTGGTCTTATATCTGGTGAAGGTTCAGCAGAATTGATTTATGACAATGCTGGTAACTCTGATTACTTAGCTTTTGTTGAAGATATATTAACAACTGGTGATACTGGAGACGCATTATTTGAATTATTTCCTGATAGTTCAGCTAGTTCTAAAAAGTTAGCTTTCTCTGGAATTATTACCAGCGCAGAGTATGGGGCAACACTTGGAGAAACACAGTTAATAAACATTTCCTTCATAACAACTGGTGCCATAACTTCAGATATATAGTAAATTAAGATTATCTCGCACTTAATTTATGGCAGAAAAAAGAACCCTTGACCTTTTAAAGGAGTCGTTTGACCTCTCTAAAAGGCGCAAATTTGACGTTACAGATGATAATGGTAATGTTGTGGTCAGTTTATATTTTAAGGCCATTACAAGGGCTGACAGAGCCAGAGCAACGCAAAGGGCTGGTAGTGATGACCCATTAATTGTTTCTACACATATGCTTTGTCAATTAGCAGAAAAAGAAGATGGTACAAAAGCATTTCACCCAGCTGATTTTGCTAACTTGCAAAATGAGTTGCCAGAAAATGTATTGAATGAAATAGAGTTGTTTTTATTTGGGGTAAATCAAAACGCAACGATTGATAACGCAAAGGAATCTTAAAGGGGGACAACTGGCTAAATTTTGAGTTTTTCCTTGCAACAGAATTAGGTAAAACAATTAGTGAATTGAGATCACAACTCACAGAAGAAGAGTTGATATTTTTTGCTGGATATTATGAATTAAAGTATGATAGAGAAAAAAAAGAAGCAGATGCAATCAGGCGTAAATCAAGATATAGTTAAAGGAGTTATTGTTTAGTCGTGGCAGTTTCTAATGTAGAACTAAGAGTTAATGCCACACAAGCTGTCACAGCGTTAAGGAATGTTGACGCACAAGCTAAGAAATTTAATACAACAATCACAGGTTCTAGTGGAAGATTAAGAGATGCAAATAAAAGTTTAGTAGGATTTCCACAAGGTTTAAGAGCTACAGGAGCAGGGGCTAAAGCGGCTGGTGGTGGGGTAACAGTTTTAGGAAATGCAATTAAAGCGTCATTAGGTTTTATTTTTGGAATTACTACTGCTGTTGCTGCACTTGGCAAGGTTTTTCAAAATTTAGCTGCTGCTGATTTTGCAAGCGCAAAGGTAAAAACTCTTGGGGTAGATGTCGACACCCTAAAACCTAAACTGGCAACTTTATCAAATGAGCTTAGTGGTCAAGTCTCACAACTTGCTTTGTTATCCGCTTCTTATGATGTAGCATCTGCTGGTTTTGGAGAAGTCGCAGAACTTTCAGATGTATTAAAGGCATCACAGTTAGGTGCTACTGGTGGATTTTCAGAATTAGCTACTGTAGCTGATGCTACTACCTCTGTTTTAAATGCTTATGGTCTGGAATCAGATAAAGCCGCAAAGTTAATTGATGGATTTATTCAGACTCAAAATGATGGTAAAATTGTTGTAGATCAATATGCACAACAGATAGGTCGACTTGCACCTATAGCGGCTGGTGCTGGTGTAAGCATAGATGAACTTAACGCTGCAATATCTACTGTCACTGCTACTGGTGTTCCAGTTGAATCAACCTTTGCTGGACTACGACAAGTTATTGCTTCAATACAAAAACCGACAAGTGAAGCTGCAAAAGCGGCTGAAAAACTTGGAATAGATTTTAGTGCTACTGCTTTAAAGACTAAAGGACTTAGTGGCGTATTAGCAGAAGTTGTAGAAAAAGGTGGTGCAAGTGAAGAGACACTAGCATTATTGTTTGGTTCTGTCGAGGCTAGAACTGCAATCTTGCCTTTGTTAAATGACCAGCTGGTAACATTCAATCAAAACCTAGAGAATCAAGCTAACGCACAGGGAGTGGCTGCTAAGGCCGCATTTGAAGCACAGAACACTATACAAGGACAACTTACAAGATTAGGTACTGCATTTACAAATCTAACTACTGAAGGCTCAGAAATTGGAATTGTACTAAGAGAATCTCTTAAAGTAGCGGCTGTTACTGTTGAGGCTTTAGGTTCAGCTTTTAAAATTGTTTTTGCACCAGTAAGAGCTGTAGCTGCTGCAACTGGTGAAATAGGTAGAATTATTGGAGAGGCATTAGGAATTAACGCAACTAACGTATTATTTAGCTTAGAACAAGGTTGGATAGGTATAAAAGAAGCTATAACAGAGGCTTCAGATAGAGCAATATTCATTGGTAAAGTAATCGGTGGTGTCATAGGTAACTCAATTAGAGTTGTTGCTGCTTTTATAAATGATGTCAGAACTAAAGTCGGAAATTTAGCTCAAGGTATTGTCGATTTCTTCAGGCAAGCTTTTGAAAAAATAGTAAGTTTTATACCTGAACCACTTAGAAAACTATTAGGAGGTCTTGAATTACCTGAAATAGATTTAAAAATTAAAGGTGTAAAAGAGTTTGGTAAAAACTTTTTGAAAGGAGCGCAAGATAATTTGAATAAATTAAAAGAAGGTGTACTTGAATTTTCTGGTATTGAGAAAACAATTACAGATGAAAACAACAAACAGCTAGACGCTAAAAATAAAATAGTTGACGCTACTGGACTAATTAAGGACAAAGTTGAACAATTAACACCAGCTGAAAAACGTGCAAGAG